AACTAGAATATTAAATGTAGAATTAAGAACACCAGAAGAAGCAGATAAAATGATAGTTGAAGGTTATGCAATAACATTTAACAGTCCTGCGACACATGGTTATACAGAAATTATTAATGAAAAAGCATTAGATAATTGTGATATGTCTGATGTACCTCTTAAATATAATCATGAAGATTCACATCTTATCATGGCTAGAACTCGTAATCACTCATTAGAATTAAAGAAAGATGAAAAAGGATTATTTATTAGAGCAGAATTAATTGATACTCAATCAAATAAAGATATTTATAAATCAATTAAAGCTGGATTAATAGATAAAATGAGTTTTGCCTTTACTGTTGATAAGGATGAATATGATTATGACACAGATACAAGAAAAATACTATCAATTGATAGATTGTATGATGTATCAGTTGTTGATATACCTTTCTATGATTCTACAAGTGTATATGCAAGAAATGATAGTGAAGATTTCTTAGAACGTAGAAAAGAATTAAGAAAACAACACGAGGACAAGCTTGAATTAGAAAAAGCAAAACAAGAATTACTTGAAAAATTAGGTTAATACGATGATTAAAAGGAACTTGGATAAGTTCTTTTTTTGTTAGTGGATACTAACTAAGTCGTTTAATAAATGCTGGATAGCAATAATGGGAAAGAAAACAGCCCTAAAGAGTATCAAGATAGGAGGATAGTCAAGTGGATAGACTAAAAGAAATTGAAACTCGTATGGCTCAAATCCGTAGTGAAGTTGAATCTACTGAAGATATTACAAAGGTAGAAGAACTTAATAAAGAAGTTGAAGCTTTAAAAGAGGAAAGAAAAGCTATAGAGGAAACAAAAAAACAAAAAGAAATCGCAGAAAAACTTGAAGAAAAAAGTTTAGATGCAAAAGAAATCGTTAAGGAGGAAAGAAAGATGGAAGAAAAGAAATTTGATTTATCAAGCAAAGAATATAGAAGTGCTTGGGCAAAAAAATTAATGAATTTATCAGAAGATAAATTTACAGAAGACGAAAAAAGAGCTTTAGGAGATGCAGTAACTACAACAGCTACTACTTTTGTTGCTAGTACAGCAGATACTCAAGGTATTAATAACGGTGGATTATTTATTCCAACAAGTGTAAGAATGGATCTTATGGAATTAATATCAGAACAATCACCAATTTTCAGAGATATAAGAAAATTACAAGTATCTGGTAACATTGATTTACCTTATTTATTTGCTTCAGATGATGCTAATTGGTATACAGAATTAACTGATACAGTTAATGAAGGGCAAGAATACAGAAATTTACAACTTACAGGTTGGGAACTTGCTAAAGATATTGTTATAACTTGGAAGTTAGAAGAAATGGCAGTAGAGTCATTTATTGATTTCATTTTAGATGAATTAAATAACAAAATGGGTAAGGCAATTATCAATGCAGTTATTTATGGTGATGGAAACAATAAACCAACTGGTGTAACTACAGGATTGACAGCTATTACAACAGGTTCAAACGTAATTGAAAGAATTTTAAATACATATAAAGGTCTTTCAAAAGATGCAAGAATTGGTGCAAAAGTTTATATTTCTACAGATGTAAATTTGGAAATTGTTTCTTATAAAGACGGAAACAACAATTACCCATTCTTAAATGGTGTACCTGCAGTAAGTGGATTTTCAATTGAAGTTGATCCATATCTAACAGGTGATGATATTGTTGCTGGTAACATGAGAAATTATATCCTTAATGAAGTTACAGCACCAAGAGTAGATTATGAAAAGACTGTAAAAGGTCGTAAAGCAATCTATGGTGGATATGCTATCTATGATGGTAAAGCAAGACCAGGATATTTTACTCTTGGACAAAAACCAGCATCTCAAAGCAGCAATGCCAATGATGGTGTTTAATTAGAAAGAAGGTAAGACTATGCTAGAAAAAATTAAAAAAATTCAAGGTATTAATCATAATCAATTTGATGAAACAATTCAAATGTGGATTAATGCTGGAAAGTTAGATTTAAAAAGTATCGGCATAGTCGATACTTTAGTTGATAAATCTGATGAATTAATTCAAACAGCTATAATAACTTATGTTTTAAGTTTTATTGATACAGTAAATAGTGAAATGTATTCTAGATCTTATACATTGCAAAAAGATGTTTTAAGACGCTTAGCTGAATATACAGAGGATTAAGATGGAATATAGTGAAATTATTTATTTGTTAAAAGAAGATATAGAGGAAGATGAAATAGGCAATATTACATCTTCTCCTTATTTATCTTCAAAAAAGATAACTGAAATCAATAAAAATTTATATGGTAATCCATGTTATGCTAAAAAACAAAGTGTAAAGGTAAAAGAGTTCTATAATGCTGTAGAGGTAGGTAAAAATCCTACATGTGAATTTGTCGTAAAAAGACTAAATTACAACGGTGAAAATTATCTTGAATGGAATAATGAAATATATTCAATTATTAGGACAGTTGATCCTAAAAATAAAATGGATATAGTTTTGGTATGTGAAAGAAAGATTGGTATAAATGGCAAGTAAAGGTATTTTAGAAATAGCTGATATATTAGATGAATATTCAAGTGATATTCAAGAAGCTATTACTGAAAGAGCAATAAAAGTAGCAAAACAAGGAGCTAGCGATTTAAAAGCCAATTCACCTAAAAGAACGGGTGATTATAAAAAAGGTTGGAGAGTAAAAACAACAAAGGGCAAAGGATTTGTTAGCTGCATAATACATAATGCTACTGATTATCAATTAACTCATTTATTAGAAAAGCCACACTTAAAGAGAAATGGTGGTTTAACTACACCAAAAGTTCATATAGCACCTGTAGAAGAAAAAAGTATTAAACAATATGAACAAGAAGTAATAAATGTAGTTGAAAATGGAGGTTAATTATGAAGCATAAACAAATACATGACATTTTAAAAACAATGGGCATTCCAGTAGCATATGATCATTTTCATTCAGATAAGAAAGTAGAACCACCATTTATGGCATATAGAGAACAAAAGCCAGATACATTTAAGGCTGATGGATTGACATATTATAGACCATATAATTATGAAATAGAACTTGTAACAATTAAGAAAGATCCAGCAATAGAAGAACAATTAGAAGATTTATTAACAGAGAATAATATCCCATATGACAAAGGTGATGAGGTATGGGACGAAGAAGAAAAAATTTATCACAATTTTTATGAAATATAGGAGGTAGAATATGAGTAAAAATAAAGTAAAATTTGGCTTAAGTAATGTACATGTTGCACCAATAACAGTAAATGATGATAATACATTTACATACGGAACTATAATTCCAATTCCAGGTGCAGTAAATTTAACTCTTGATCCAAGTGGAGAAGATGTTGATTTTAAGGCTGATAATATTCCTTATTTTAATGATTCTGCTAATCAAGGATACGAAGGAAGTCTAGAACTTGCATTAGTACCTGATAGCTTTAGAGAAAAAATATTAGGAGAATATATTGATAATAATGGAGCATTCTTTGAAAATCGTGATGATGAAATTAAACCATTTGCTTTAGGATTTCAAATTGATGGAGACAAATCCAATAGAAAGTTCTGGTATTACAATGTAACTGCTAAAAGACCTGCTACAGGTTCAAAAACAATTGAAAATACAAAAGAGCCTGTTACAGAAACTCTAAATATAAAAGCATTAATAAGACCAGAAGATGGTGAAGTTAGAACATTCTTAGAACCAAACGAAAACAATACAACAGCATATAATGGTTTCTTTGAATCAGTATATGTAAAGGTACCAAAATCAGTTTAATCATAGCTGCTCTTATGAGTAGCAAAAAGGCTACTCATAGGGGTAGTTTTTTTAGTATTCATAAGGAGGTGGAATAATGGCCAATAAAAATATAAAAGGTATAACAATAGAAATAGGTGGAGAAACAACAAAATTAGAGAAAGCTCTAAAGAATGTTAATAGTGTTGTTTATTCAACCAATAATGAGATTAAACAATTAAATCAAGCATTAAAACTAGATCCAAAAAATACAGAATTATTATCTCAAAAACAAGAAGCTTTAAAAAAGAATATTCAAGCTACAACAGAAAAATTAAACACATTAAAAGAGGCCCAAAGACAAATGGGTGCTTATAATTCATTAACAGAGGAACAAAAAGAAAATTATAGAGTATTATCACTTGAGATAGCAAAGAGTCAAACTGCATTAAAGAAAATGAATAGCGAACTAAAAGCATCTACTTCAGTTGACTTATCTAAACTAAAAGAAGGACTTAAAAAAGTTGGTGATGTCGCAGCAGAAGTAACTAAAAAAATGATGCAAGTAACAGCCGCAGTAAGTGGTGCATTGGCGGGACTTGTGACTGCAGGTGTAAAATCTTATGCCGATTTAGAACAAAATCTAGGTGGTGTTGAGACATTATTCGGAGATAGTGCAAATAAAGTTGTTGAAAACGCAAAAAAAGCCTTTGAAACAGCAGGTGTTAGTGCTAATGAATATATGGCAGGTGTTACATCATTTAGTGCATCATTATTACAATCACTAAGTGGCGATACTGATAAAGCAGCAGATGTTGCAGATATGGCATTTAGAGACATGTCGGATAATGCCAATAAATTTGGTACTGATATGCAATCAATACAAAACGCATATCAAGGATTTGCAAAACAGAATTACACCATGTTAGATAATTTAAAACTTGGATATGGCGGAACAAAAGAAGAAATGGCAAGATTATTGGCAGATGCGCAAGAAATAAGTGGAGTTAAATATGACATTAAAAATTTAAGTGATGTATATAATGCAATCCATGTAATCCAAGATAAATTAGGCGTAACAGGTACAACCGCTGATGAGGCTGAAAAAACAATAAGTGGCTCTGTATCATCTATGAAAGCAGCATTTGATAATTTTCTAAATGGTAGTGGTAGTCCAGAACAACTTTCAAAAACAATAACTAATGTATTTAGAAATGTTAGTAATGCTATAAAAAAAATAGCACCCGATATTCTTAAAGGTGTTGTATCATTGGTTCAAGAATTAATTCCACAAATAGTATCTTTAATTATTGAAACAACTCCACAATTATTAGATGCTGTAACTAATATGATTGATAGTTTACTTGAAATGTTAAGTAACGATACAGAAGGTATATCAAACACAATAACAGTTTTAATTGATAAAATTGTACAATTTATAACTGAAAATTTTCCTAAAATAATACAAATAGGTTTACAATTAATAATTTCTTTAGTTAAAGGTATATCAGATAGTATTCCAACAATAATACCAGCTATAGTGCAGTGTATCCAAACAATTATTAATGTTATATTAGAAAATTTACCTTTAATATTAGAATCAGGTATAAAAATTTTAGTTGAGTTAATAAAAGGTATTGTTGATGCTATACCACAATTAATTGAAATGTTGCCAACAATAATAGAAACAATAGTAAAAATATTGATAGAAAATTTACCTTTAATATTGGATGCTTCGGTACAAATAATGTTTGCATTGATAGATGGTTTAATAAAGTCATTACCTCAATTAGCAATAATGATACCTAAAATAATATTAACAATAGTTAAAGGTATGATAGAAGGGTTACCAAAGTTTATTGAAAACGGTGGACAAGTAATTTCTAGTATCATAAGTGGTATAGGTTCTATGTTAGGTACTTTAAAACAAACAGCTGGGCAAATAGTATCAACAATAAAAGATAAAATAACAAGTTTACCAGGTGAAGCATTAAATTGGGGTAAAGATATGGTTGAAGGTATTGCAAATGGTATAAGAAGTGCTATAGGAAAAGTTGGAGATGCTGCAAAGAGTGTAGCAAATAAAATAAGAAATTTTCTTCACTTCTCAAGACCAGATGAAGGACCTCTAAGAGAGTATGAAACATGGATGCCAGACTTTGCAGAAGGATTAGCTAGAACACTAAATAATTCACGTGATATTATGGCAAAAGCAAGTAAAAATCTATCTGGTGAAATAAGAGATAATTTGTCTATAGATGGAATTGTAAACGATACAAGAGCCGCAATGAGATCATTAAATAGTAATATAGCTGTTTCATTAAATCCTACAATAAATCCAAGTGCAGCAAATGAAATGGAATACTCAAGATTAGTAAATGCATTCAAAGAAGCTTTAAAGGACACAAAGGTTGTTATGAATGGCAGAGAAATGGGAAGTTTTGTATCTGATGTAGTAGAAAGTGTGGTTTATTCATGAATAATTATGTAATATTTAAAGGAATAGATAGTAGAACAATTAGAGGCTTAATCATACAAGAACTTCCTTCTATTACTAAACCTAAAATGAGAGTATCTGAAACAGTTATAGATGGTGTAGACGGATCATATATAGAAGAACTAGGATATGAAAGTTATGATAAAACTATTAAAATAGGGCTTACAAGAAACTATGATATAGATGAAGTTATTGATTATTTTAATGGAGAAGGTTCAATTGTCTTTAGCAATGAACCTGATAAATACTATAAAGTAAAAATAATAAATCAAATAAATTATGAAAGATTAGTAAGATTTAAAGAAGCAACCATTAAGATAAGAACACAACCATTTAAATATCTTTATCAAGAACATAAACAAGTATTTAATAATCCATCAGAAAGTATAACAGTTATAAATAACGGATTTTTAGATTCAAAACCAATAATTAAATTAGAAGGTAGCGGCACAATCGAATTTAAGATTGATAATGTCGCTATTTTTAGTTATACATTTCCAAATAATGAATCAGAAGTAATTATTGATAGTGATAAGCAAGATGCTTATTTAGGAAATATATTAAAAAATAGAAATATGAATGGTGAATTTCCACTATTAAAAAGAGGTAAAAATATTATTACATGGACTGGTACTATTACAAAAATAGAAGTTATTGCTAATAGTAGATGGTTATAAGAAAGGAGAATGTAAATGCAAAATATATTTAGTATGGTTAGAGGAGATACGCAATCATTTGAACTTGAAATAACTGAAAATAATGAATCAGTGACAGTAGATAGTATTTATTTTACTGTCAAAAATGACACTCATACAGATGAGGTGTTATTTCAAAAAAAATTAAATGATGGTATCACTTTAACAGATAATATTTACAATATCACTATAGATCCATCAGATACTGATAGTCTAGACTATGGTAGATATGCTTATGATATAGAAATAATAAAAAATTCTATTAAAAAAACAATCGCAGTAGGTATTCTAGATATCAAAGAAGAAGTTACCTTCGTAAATAACGAGGCTTAATTATGAAAGCAATTTTAAGAAGTATAAATAATTTTAGTTGTAAACTAAAGCAAAGTAATAACCTAAAATATAATATCAGTCCTAAAATAAGAAGTAATAAATATAAAAGCATAAGTGGTAATGGTAATGTAGTTATTGAAGATGCATTAAATAAGAATTTAAAAGATTATAGGGTGTATGGTAATACATATCAGAATAGTACAAGTGGGAAGAATTTATTAGATGATAAAAATATGACCGCAAGACTTCGTTGTACAGTTGATAATGGAGT